TGTCTATACAGTCGGCTACGTCCTGCATATTATGAGTGTTATCGTATTCTAAAGCAGGTTGAAGTATTTTTTCTACTTTTTGAAAAGATACAGCCCATAATGGCAATTCACCATTAATCTTGTACTTTTCATAGTCAATCATCTCAAACTGCTAGGTTTTCCATCAAACCTAATAACACCAACTCGCCAATCAGCCAATCTAACACCTTCAATCTTTGCAGCAACTTGTCTACCACTTATACGTACTGAAGTAGGGTTTGCCATTGAATATGGGCCATGACTATATTCAGTAGAATTTGGATAGAACTTAGTACTAAACCGAACTTGAACATCACCCAAAGTATTTTCATCAGGAACTAATCCTGTAAGACTCATGGTTCTGTCTCCATTGCCTATTTCTACTGGTCCTGACTCAGCAAACAATGTTTGACCATCATAAGCAAACCCAACTTCATGCTCATAGACATACCCGTCTGTAGAAACCATAATGGGATTGTTGAAGATTCCACGATCTGTACCGCAACTACGGGCTAAAGTGCCAATAGCCCAATGATTCTCACGATAGTTGTAAGAAACGTATGAATCTACTTCATTAGATGCAGAACTTGGGTAAAACCACCAAATCTCACCAAATTTTGAGTTATGAACACAATAAACCTTGGATGATTGAGGAACATTCAAATTCCCAAACACATAGTCGGAAACATCAGAATTTAATGGTTTAACAAATCCATCGTATATCCAAAATCCAGAACCAGACATCCAAATACAAGCGTTATCAGTAGTGGCTACTGCTTGTTTAGAGATAGCGCCACAACCAGTTCCAACACGCTCAAAACTATAAATGAACGGAGGACCAATATAGGTAGCAGTATGCACATCTATATCTGTAAACAAAATGGTAGAACCACGGATTCGTTTAGCGCATTGCAAAGATCCAATAGTGGTTAATTCAAAGTCTCCAGCTTGGTTGGTTGCGGCAGGAGTCCATACAGTATTGTTTTCTTGGTCAGACCATTGAATCTTACGAGGATTACCACCCGCACCCAATGCAAACAAGAATCGTTCTTGAGTAGTAATTAAACCAGTGCAACTAGTTGGAGCATTTGTTATGGCAACGGCATCATTGGCAACATTTAATTGCCATTCAAGCAATTGACCATCCTTTGATGAACAAGCAACCAAATACTCACCCCAAGTGTCCATACTCCACGTTGTAGCGGGGGTATAAGATCCTAGATCTGGTCTAGCAACACCATAAGCAGAATCTCCATATGTGCTATAACCATATCCAATTTTTAAGACTGCATTTGCATCACCAACAGTAAATGTAGCTGGCGTAATATCAGTTAAGGTTCCACTCTCATTCATTGAATACAATTTTGAGTGCGTACCAATTCCAATACGTCTGTTATTTGTATTGTCTCGCCAATTAATTATTCCACGTGCCATTCCACTTAATTGAGTTGCAGAACGCTTTCTCCATCCACCTACTGGACGGATAGTACTTTCATACCAACGTACCAAATTTGAGCCGTTCCAACGGCCTTTAGACTGATATTCAGTCCCATTTTTGTATACGCCTGGAGGAATTTGTAGTGGAATGTAAGCCATGTTCGTATTCTATAGCGTAGGTAGGTTAGATACAAAGCTCATTGTAACAATGGCTGATGGCACTGCTGGCCTTGTAGGGCTTGCACTGGCAGCGTATTGCTCAATCGTTACACCAACATCGGTTGGCCTCCACATTATCTCAACATAGTCTGTGGCATTTAAGCTGACAAAGTAATTTATAGCAGCAATGGTATGGTACGGATCTCCAGCACCTTTTCTCGGTGCAAAGCCAAATCTACTGTTTGAGTTGGCTACATTTGTGCCATTAACTCTAAACCAGACATCTACATCTTGAGAAGCATTTGTTGTATTTGTAAACTGAATGGAAAACTGTAAATTCCAGATTCCTGCATCGGCTACAGTAATTCGGCTGCTGCTTGCAATCGTCACTCCATTGGAGAAATCTGTAGTATTGAATGTGACTGCATAGGCCGTGGTGGTGTTGGCAGCAACTTGGTCAGTTGAATCTTGAAAAGCACCATAAGGATTATTCAAAAACTTACCACCCCTTGGGCCAATAACAGACTGTATTGAATTGACTATCTTTGTAAAAAACAACCTCAAAAGTCCATTGTTTTGATTCTGGACATTCTGAGAATAGACAGGTCCTGATGTACCCAATGAAGGTATAGCAGGGATGTCTAATTGTTGCTTTACATTAGCCATTACTTTTTAATCAAAGTCTGCCAGATAGCACCAGCCGCCATGATTAACCCACCTATCCATAGAATAGGCTTGGCAGCAGAAGCAACCCAACCCAAGACCTTAAAAGCCCCATCAAGAGCCTTTATAGCCTCTACAAGACCACTAGTGTTCTTGTCTATAGTATCTACCTTAGATTCAACTGCAAGCAGTCTTTCGTAGATTTGACTATGGGTTACTTGGTCTTCCATGATTAGACAGAAGCGGCTTGCAATGGTGCAAGGTTTTCTGTTGTCCAATAAGTTTTAGCCAACATGATTTTTAAATGTTCTTTGTTGCGTGATAGGCAATCAGCCCAATCAGCATCAGTCATGCTATCTGGTTTGCCACCATTGATTAGGTTGACGCTATCCATTGCGGCAGAGTAGTGTTGTGCAATTTGTTCGGGTGTTGGGTTTTCCATGATTAGTTTCCTTCAAGTTGTTTAACACGGGCAGACAATTCTTTAACTGCGTTGATTAAATACCAAGTTAAGTTATCGGCATCTACAGTCATCACACCAGTAGATTCTGTTTTGACACACTCAGGCAAAATTTGCTGAAGTTCTTGAGCAATTACACCAAGTTGAACACCTGATTTTTTAATTGCTTGGTCTTGTGGTAAGTCGGTAACTTCATCTGGCAAACGATACTCAAAGTTACGCACTTGAATTTGCGTGAGTTTTTCTAAACCAGTGTTGTTATCAACAATGTTTTTCTTTAGGCGTTGGTCAGAGGTAACAGACCATAAAGTTGAATTTGCCCCGTTATAAACATTACCATTTCCAGGATTTAAAAATGCAGTAGTAGAGCCTTTTCCAGTACCAGAGCCAATAGCAATCTCATAAGATGGTGCTGACCCAGAAGCATCAGGAACACCTATGTAAACATTAGAATTACCTGTAGTAACTTGAGAAGCAATATTACCACTCCCAATAAATACATTAGAACCGCCTGTAGTTATATTTCTACCTGCTTGAGAACCTAAAACAGTATTGTTTGAACCTGTAGTAGTATTAAAAAGTGAAAAATACCCACAGGCCGTATTAGCATTCGCTGTTGTACTTGTATAACTTGCCGCATATCCTATGGCAATGTTCTCAGACGCAGTAGTATTTGCTGTAAGCGCATAAGCACCTAGTGCAACGCTACCACTGCCAGTTGTGGATAATTTAAGAGCATCAAGACCTACTGCTACATTGTAATTTCCTGTAGTGTTGGTTTTAAGTGTGTCAGGACCGATGGAAACATTTGCACCAGCAGTCGTGCCGCTTGTTCCTGAAGAAGCACCAATAGCTACATTACTAGCCCCTGTGGTGATAGCTTTGAGGGCGCGATATCCAACTCCTACGTTACCACTAGCAGTAGTATTATTGTAAAGAGTTTCATATCCTACGGCAACATTACTTCCACCACCAGTATTAAGTGCAAGCGAACCATTTCCAACAGCAACATTAGTACCACCATCAACATTTGTATATAGTGCAGAATAACCAAAAGCCGTATTGTTAGCACCTATGGTATTACTTAAAAGCGCACCAATTCCAACCGCTGAATTAAAAGTACCAGAAGTGTTTGAAACACCAGCGTTATAACCAAGTGCAGTCAAGAAAGGTGTACCACCACTAGCGGTCATCTTGCCGTAAACAATACCTTCTGCAGTAGGCGTAGCGGCAGAAGGACTAGCAGCCGCCCAAGTACCATCACCACGCCAGAATGTTGACGCACTAGCAGATGTTCCTGAGTTTAAATTTGTAACTGGTAGGTTTCCTGTTACACCTGTAGTTAAAGGTAAACCAGTAGCATTGGTTAATGTTGCTGATGTTGGCGTACCTAGAATTGGAGTCACCAAAGTTGGTGAAGTAGATAAGACTACATTTCCAGTACCTGTTTTTGTTCCAACGCCAGTTCCACCTTTTGTTACTTTAAGAAATGGACCTGTATCAAATAATCCATCAATAGAGTCTAAGTCAGTATTGATCTTAGTACCCCATGTATCTGTTGAAGCGCCAACTTCTGGCTTTGTTAAGCCTAGGTTTGTGGTTGTTGTATCTGCCATGTTTTACCCCTAAGAGAATTATTTAAACTGAAACTGTTGTCCAAGACTCTGCGACATCCTCAATTGGAGTCCACGTTTCTGAAACATCTGCTTCAGTTTCCCATTTCTTTCTAGCATTAATTGAAACGCTAGAAGTATCAACACATATAGCCTGAAAAGAAACTACTCGGTTGTACAAAATAGCTAAAGCACTTGTATCAACAATAATAACATTTCCAACCGCACTAATGCCACCTGCAACTGTTACTACAGAAGTATCAACAACTGCAACTGTGGCATTACGAACTTTTACCGCATCTACTGATACTGTGCTAGTTGAGCTTATCTCAAACTGAGCATCTTTTATCTTATCTCCACTGACAACTACAGTAGACGCAGAAACAATTGCAAGCGCACCTAAGTACGCTCCATATGAGTATGCACCCCCACCATAATCGCCACGCCCATAAGCCGCCATATCAACTCAATGTGATAGACAAATTATTAACAGGAATACGGAAAATATCGCCATCATTAATGGCTTTAGAAACAGTTAGGGGCGCCCAGGCAAGCAAAGTACCACCAGTTGAAGCAGTAAAAATACCCGCCCAACCAACTGTTCCCCAATTACCACCAGATGCAGCGGCAAACTCAATTGCGGCAGCATTTGTGAAAGTTGTTGCAGTACCGCTACCAGAAATGGTTCCTGTAACCACACGGGCATAACCACTTCCAGACACTTCAGTGCCACCACCAGTGTCACTTGGTGCGGCAGTAAATAATCCAACATACCAAGCAGTTGGACGAGTTGC